TGGTGCTACACCGATAGGAGACACAGTAACAGTTGCAGAAACTCCAGTCAATCCCATTGTTTGTTCTGTTGGAGCAATAGCTCCTGTTGCAGCAGTTGCAGAAACTCCAGTCAATCCCATTGTTTGTTCTGTTGGAGCAATAGCTCCTACTGCGGCAGTTGCTGAAAGTCCTGTTGGTTGAACTGTTGGATTAGATGAAATACTAATTGCACCTGCAGCACTTGTTGCTCCAAGTCCTGTTAATGATTCTGTATAATCTCCTACTACAGTTGGAGCACCTACAGCCGCGGTAGCTGAAAGTCCAGTTAAAGGAACGCCTTCTGCAATATTAATTGCACCTACTGCAGATGTCATTGCTTGACCTGTTAGTGATTCAGTATAGTCTCCTCTAGCAACTGGAGATCCTACCGCTCCTGTTGCTGAAACACCTGTTAATCCCATTACATCAGCTACGGCTAATGCATAATCTCCCCATGCGCCATCACTCCAAGAGGCTTGGCCCCAGGCTTGATTACCGATAGATGTAGTTGCAGAAAGTCCTGTTAAAGAAACGCTAATTGCGTTTTCACCCCAGTTATTATCTCCCCATGCATCACGGCCCCAACCATCAGTTGCGCTTGCATAAGCTAATGTACCTAAAGCTGTTGTTAATTGTGAAGGTGCTGTTAGAGATTGTGTGATGGTATTAGATTGCCAAGCGTTTTGTCCCCATGCTACTGAAGGACTATCTCCACCCCAAATTGATGCCATAAGGATTTCCTCCTTATGCTATACCGATAATAGCTGATCCTGCAGAAGCTGCTGGAAATTCTATTGTGAAAGTTCCGCTTGTAACAGTTTTATCTCCACCAAATGCAATGGCACAAACTGCAGCGTCACTTGAATGTGAATCATTAAAAATTAAACATCCGTTAGCTGTGAATGAAGCAGATGTCCATGAGATATTAGCAAAATCACAAACCGCTGTATCACTATCCAACGTAGGAGTTACACTTGTAAGTGCTTTTCCTTTTGCAGAATAAGCAGAACCTGATGTGTTAGAAATTTCGTTACTTGAACTATATGCAGTTGTAGATTTATTTAAAGTTGCTGAACTTGTATATAAAGCTAAGTTAAAAGTATTACCACTTGATGCAGTAAAATTATGTTCAGCTTCTAAAATTTCTTGTTTAAAGCTATTACAAATTGCTGATGTTATTGCCATAAATTTTCTCCTAATTATTGAGGCGGTGACTCGATAGGTATTCTTACTGTACCATCCGTGTAATCGTCTCTTCGTCTTCTTCCAATTTGCTGTGAAGCAAACTTCTGTAGTTCTTGTTTATACTTTTGCTCATATAATGTCAACATATCTTGTGGACCTTTTAAAAAGCTAAATGCTTCCACTAAACAAGCATATAATAACCCTTGAGGGAAATTAAGGCTTATATAGTTAGTTTGATTGCTGGACTCTAAAGTAGCTGGCATTGCATTTCCGTATATTTTAATAACATAATTAGCGTCTGGAGTAGGAGCCATTACAATAGATCCAGAAGTGGTATCGCTTAGTCCTGTTGCTCCTCCGAACATAGCATAATATTTAGGAAGTCCTGTTACATCAGCTCCTGATGCAGTAGATCCTTCAGGACCTGTTAATCTTCCTACATATTCTGATAAAAAAGTTTGATCTCGTCTTTCCAACCATTGACCTTGTTCGTTAGAATTAGCTGTAGAATTAAAAACTTGAACTCCTCTTATAAATACAAATCCTGCAGGAACTCTAACGGTATTAACATCTGTAGCAATCGTTCCTTCATATTCTTGTCTGTCTGAATCGATTGGAACATCATAAAATATTCTTTGTTGAGCGTTTAAAATTATATTTTCTAATACATCTGTAGTAAATACAGTATCATCTACTTCTGTATAGTTTCTAATTTGTGTTATTAATGTATTGTAACTAATTCCTGACATAATTAAGCTCTATCATTAACGGGTCCAATTGTACATTGAAAACCGCCTCCTGTATCCGCACTAGTAGCATTATTTACTAAAGGGAAAGTTAAATTATTATATAATGTTTCTGTTTGCGATGTTTGAGGACCCACTATTGTTGTAGTTCCAACAGCTGTTGCAAGATAACATCCATATACTTTTACACCAGATAAGTGTGCGTTAGCCGATGTGTTTGCTAAAACTTGTCCTTTGTATGGAGCAGACGTTCCACGTGTACATCCAGTTAAAGTATGTGTACTTCTACCCGTGTATTCAATTGTTTCATTCTGATAAGTACCAACTAATAAAGGATTAGTAATTGTACCTGCTGTTAAATCAGCTTGTGTCCAAACTTTCTCAATAACAATATATCCTGCTGTAGGAAATTCCGAACCATCAGTTAAAACAATTGATGTAGCGGCATTACTTATATTTCCATTTAATGTTGTAGATAATTCTAAAGTTGTAATTGCAACTCCACCCACTGGATGTTTAACTGCTTGAAATCTAATATAAGTTGTACCTTCATTAAAATCATTCGCAGGAAAAGAAACGCTAACACTTTTACTAGCAGCTGTGGTTGTAAAAGGATTCTTGGGTAAAATATCTTGAACTGGAAATTCTGTTCTTGCAGGTCTTGCATGCTGTAAAGCCTGTGGATCTGCCCCTACAGGATGAGGTTCTAGTTGAGGTTGTTTAACTTCAAACTCAGAAGTATGCACCCATGCACCCGTCCATTCTTGAACCATTTCATTATATGGAAATGCCGCACCAGACCTATCTGATATTGCTAATGCTCTTCTACCTTTTGAAAATCTAGCCATTATATATTCGGATAATAAGTTTTAGGGGTTATATAAGTACTAGCTGCAGAACCATCTTCAGATAATGCTCTAGCCAATTCATCTTCGTATAATAATTTCATTTCTTGTGTTCTTTGCGGTGCAAATTTCATAGATAAATAATAAGCAAGTCCTGAAATCATACAGGGTATAAATCGATAAGGAGTATCTGTTGCATTAGTATAAGCTCCCACATCTTGAATTCTTTTTACATAATAAACATTTATATAATTAGACGCTGCCGTTGAATTAGGTAAAGGATAAAGTGTAATTGTAACTTTATCAATAAATCGTTGAACCCAAAATTGTGAAGGAGTTCCAAGGGATGCTTTATTAGCTGTTCCAGCATAAGCGTCTCTTGCAACTTTAGTTAAACCCGTGTCTGATTGAGAAGTGGTATTATAATTTTGTCGGTATGTAACATTTAGAATATCGGTAATACCATAAACATTTGCTACAGGAACCGTTGTTGCTTGAGGGGAAGCAGCTGCCGCTGCTGCGCTATCTACAGAATTTCTGTAAAAAGTATAAATACCCATTCCTTCATCAGTTGCATCTACATTAGTTGAAGAACCAACAATTAAATTAATATTTGTGTTTCCTACTTCCCAAAAATGAATTCCTCTATTACCCCATTCTTGAAAAAGAATGTTTAAAGATCTTCTTGCAGTTTTTAATTGATGACCTGCGGTGCCTTGAAGTCCAAGACGTTCATACGCATCTACAATAATTTCGTCTATCGAAAAATCCTGATCAAATGCATATGATGAGGAAGTAGTATTCGCCATTACAATTCCTATCCATAATAAACAGTTACATGTGTGACTGCTACGTTTGTAACTTTTAAACTAGTATTAGCTCTAATCCCTGTTCCTGGTAACATTATTTTTCCAGTAACTGGAGATTTATAATCTGTAGTATTTGTAGCTGGTGTATTAACTACCCACATTGCTGTTGTATTATCATTAACTGTTATTGTTCCAGCTGCAACATTCGTAGGCACTACCCATGAAAGTCCTAATATTCTCGCTGGACCATTAAAGATTGTAGTAGTCGTAGCAGTGGTAATATTAACTGTTTTTATATCTACTGGATATCCCATAATTTTTCTCCTTAAGTGTGAGCTCCCGAAGGAGCTCACATTATTTTATTTAGCTATTAACTCCAAGCAGCTGCGCCTGTATCTGCGTCATTTGCTGTTGATAAGTCATGAGCAAAGTTCCAAATGCCTTTTTCAAAACAAGTAAAATACAGATAACAACCATGAGTTAAACTATTAGTTGCTGCATTCGCAGGTGTGTACGTTAATACCGTTTCATCTGCTATCGATGTATCTATAGTTTGAACTGCTCCAGTGGCTCTACTTTCCACTTTTGAACCAGTTCTAAAAACATCATCTCCTGCACATGTAAAAGTAAGAACAGCTGTACCACCAGTTGTATCGTCTGATTGAGCATGAACTACATAAGTTCCTACTGCCGCTGAGGGTAAAGTAACAGCTTGTGTTGCCGCCCCAGTGAAGTTGTTAACCGTAATTACATTAGCTGTATAAGTTAATGTTCCCGCTGTTGCCACTGATGTAGCAGTTAAGCTAGTTAAATCAGGTTTCGTTCCTAGAAACCTTGATGTTATAACTCCTGTGCTAGCGGCTTTATTGATCTGTTGAAATCCTTTTTCGGATCTAACTGGACCATTAAACGATGTGTTTGCCATAATATTCCTCCTAGAATATATAAATGTAGTCCCCTAGGGAATGTCGACTATACGCGTCTACATTTATTTTTGTTAAAATTTGTATAGTAATTGATTTATATGATAGTTTTGAATAGAGTGCAAGGGATCCTTACAGAAATGTACGATTTCAGCGATGTGGCGTTTATCTAAGTAGCCACAGAAACTTGGGCAGCTGAATCACTGATTTTATTTTCTCTATCAGCAATTTTAGACTCTTCAAGTTTGATCTCAGTAATAATGCTTTTAATTGCATTATCAATTTCGACCATGTCCAGAGTATATTTACCACTTTGCTCATACTCAGACTGCCACCTCAACTCCAAGGACCTTTTCTGTTTGTATAGGTCTTGTAACATCAACAACCTCCTCATAGGTTATTCTACGGGTGTCGCTAAACATTCCCGTTGATTCCCATTTTATAGACTTTTCTCCTAGTTTGTCAAGGATAGAATTTTCAATAGATTTAGGATTATCTTCTGCTTCTACATTAAAAGAAGCATGGTGATCATAAGCCCATATTTTAACGGTGAATGTTCTCATTTTTGCTTTCTATTTTAGAAATGTGGCGGAACTATGTTCCGCCACAAAATTTACTCAGTTATTGCTTACGCACCTTCAACGCCGAAGATACCTCTATAGTCAGAACAGCCGAAACTGTATCTTTCTCTAGCTTTGTATCTAACGTTACCAGTATCAAAGTCTC